CCCTAAAGGCTTTAGGCTGATTAGTTCCGCCTAAATTGTAATAGTTATCGGTAAAAATACCAATTCTTAAATCTGGGTCTGGGCTTAAACCAGCGTTGTAAGTCCAATCAACTGGGTTCCCGCTCCAAGTATTACTTTGCCCTCTAAATCTGTTGCTTAAAATAAATGCTTCACCACCTTCTACCGAGTTATTCATAAACCCCTCGTCTTTATGTAGCCATAAGTGTAAGTTTGAATATCTAGGGTTATTTAAAAGCGAACCAGTTATATTAATTTGTGGATATGTATCGTTTATAGCTTGTACTACTCTTTGAACCCTTATAGCTGGTTTAATGTCAGTAAATGAAAGTTCTGTATTTGATATATTATCCCTATACCCACTATTATTATAACGCATATTTTTAGTGTGTGTTATTAAAGGAAAATTAATATCACCGCTGTTATTTATAAACTTGTCTTTAACATTGTTATATGAGTACTCAAAATCTAACGCGTCAAGCCCTTGTAAAGAGCTTAGCATATCTTCGCCTAGAACCTCTTTAAGTTCAACAGTATCACCAAAGAAAACAACCTTAAATGAATACGCCTTATTGTCTTTTAATTCAACGCTTTTAAATTGTATTTTTCCCTTTTTATAGTCAATCCCGTTTAACTTTATAATTGCATCGTGTCTATATCGTGCATCAAAACTATTAACAACGTCTGTATTTTCGTAATGCCTAAATAACTTGTTATTTTGCTTTGAAGCTGGAAGCGTAAATTGTTGGCTAAATGGTGTGAATATTTTATTAAGGTCTTTAATGTTTAATAAGCTATCTGTTACTGTAATACTTTCGTCTTTAAATAAATCAGCTCTTAGGTATTCGCTTTCAATTCTATATTCTTCTCCTATTTGCGTGAAGATTGTATCGCTTAAAGTTAATGTAGTATTGTTGTCAATGCTTACAATAGTTGCAACCTCCGCCGTTCTTAGGTTTGTCGCTATATCCCCTACATTTACAGACGTTAAAAAAGTCGAATTTGTATCATTTAGCTTGTTAGTTGCTAACGTTGAAACAGTTCCGTTTAGTCTGTTATACCCTTTTATATAAAGCTCTAATATTTGCATCTAGCGAATGTTATTTATAGTGTCGTATGCGAAATCAATTTCTATTGTGTAGTTTATTAGCTTATCGTTTAATTGTGTTTTAAAAGCTAGGCTAGAACTACTAACGTTTAACGGAAGTGTTTGGTTGTTTACTTCAATCCAACAGTCCTCGCTTAATTGCATCTGTTTAAAGACCTCGTTATATTCTTCTGGATAAAACCCAGTGTTTAAAGTTAGTTTCTCGTTTCCGTTTTTAGTTAATACTTTTTGTTGGTGTCTGCTTGTATCGTATGCACCATTTACAACAATATTTCTTTTAAAATCTTCTGTCTTGGTTGTTAGGGTTTCATTACTTCGTTTAAAAAACCATAGGTCTTGCAGCGCTCCAAACTTATTGATAAACGTTACTTTATAAGGCTGGTATTTACATTCTTGTATGTTATCTACTTTAACAACTTCAACGCCATTTGTTCCGTCAATGTAAATCGTATCTACTGGGAATATTGTAAAGTCATCAGCAAACTCTTGTAAACATATACTAGCTTCAAATGTACCGCCGTCTAATAAAACCCTTTGCTCAAAATCATCAGCTCCGTTTGTTGTGTTTGTAACGTATTCAATTTGTTCGTTGCTTTCTAGTGAGCTAGCAATAACCTTAGTGTAAACTTGTTCGTTATTAGAATAGAACGAAACGCTTGTCGTTATACTAGTGTCTACAGCTAAATTAACTGGTGCATCGTCTAGCTTTAATATAGTTGTGTTTGATTGTAATAAACTCTGTAGGTTTTGAGGGTTAACTCCTTGTTCAAAAAACCCATAGCCATTAAAACCAGACTTAGGAGAGAATGAACTAGGACCTTGTGCAACCCCTTGTATGTAGCTCTGACTGTCTATGTCCACCCAAACGTTAGTACATTCATAATCGCCGTTAAACGTGCTTAAAATATAATCGCTTACAAGTTCACCAATTTCAACAGTAACCACGTTAGCAATAGCCTGAGAAGATAAGTTGAATTTAGCTCCAGTATTTCGGTCTGTTGTTTTAGTTCCAGTATAAACCCGAACCACATAATCAACCTGAGTTAAGTTGGTCGCTGTTGTTGTAATATAGTAAGGACTTCTTGTGTTTATCTTTGCCATTTTATTTCTTGTTTAATATAACTCCTATTTGTTTTTCTAGTCCTACTGAATACGCTTTTAGTAATTCGTCTGGTAATCTCTTAAACGCTGCATTAAATGGCTTTGTAAAGAATAAGCTAGGCTTAACCCCTTTTTGGTATATGCTTCTAGCTATTAAAAACGCTGTGCTTTTATAACTTAAATACCTTCCACTCTTTCTATCCCTAAACTGAATACCCCTACGCTTAACCCATTGATTAATACCTTTTGTTAAACCTCCCTTTTTACCGCTACCAGTTCCATATCTGTAAGGACTGTTTGGAGCCTTAGCGCTTGACGATTTGCCTCGAACCCCTTTATCTACGAAATTACCATAGCCGTCCATTTCAAAGCCTAAACTAGTTCCTTTTGATGTTTCTTCTAGCTTATATCCTAAACTGTTGTAAAGGTCTTTAGAAACGTTCTTATCGCCCTTAGTTAAGTTACTTCTTGACTGTTGTATAACATACTTAGCGAACTTGTTTAATTCGTTTTGTACTTCTTTGTTTAGCATATCGTTATATCGTTAGCTACAAGCACATCAAATGAAGCGGTCCAACCAGCTACTTTATTTTCAAATCTATCGTAAAAGGGTTCACAGTTAGCGTTCCCGTCTAAAGCATATTGATTGTTATATAAGTCACCTTTACGTAATACCATTACTAGTTTATTTAAGACGCCTAGCTGAGTGTTGAGTATATCTTGCTCATTATTATTGCCTCTAAATATATCTGTTGTTTTTTCTTTACTTTCATCTACAACGTCCATTGATAAAACAGAAATGTTAAACCTTAACACTTGTTCTTCTGCAGAAACATTATTTATTATAATATGACTTAAAGGGAATATACTTTGTTTAGACAAATCAATGTCGTAGATATCACCAGTCGTTACAGTGTTTACATTTACATCTGCTAGTAGTTGCGCTTCAATCGTTTCTGTTAATAGGTAAAATCCCCTTATGCCAGTGTTACTCATTAGAATTTGTTTTTAATTTGTCTCGCTTCTATTTCGTTTTTTTCTTTTGTATATGTTAAATAAGTCAAACATTCGTGAACGTTTAATTTAGTGATATGTTCAAATCTTGTAATATCTCCTTCAGCGAGTGCATAGATTGAATTGTACCATCCCCACTTGGAAGTGAAGCCAGATGCTGCACTAAGGTCGCCTCGTTCTGTGTGTCCAAAGAGTTCATCATAACTAATGACAAGTCTTTCCCTAAACTGTAAAAAAAAACCATAGCACCTAACACAGCATCTAAAGGATAGTTTTTAGCGTCTTCGCTACTGTCTGGTACATATTCTTTTAACGTGTACCGATTTGCTTGTTTTAAGTCAATGGGTCTGTATAGAACATTCATAGCTCTATGTAAGTTTTCAGGCTCACCTATAAAAGTGTCTAAGTCTACATATTCTCCAAAGGTCATATCTTCTAGGCTTGGTATAAATCCGTATTCTTGTTTCCCTAGTTTAAATGTGTTTATTAGTTGGTGCTTAGTTTCAAACATAGCATTAATGATATTGCATATTTCAACGATATCAGTTGCTTTCATATTTCTAACAACTACGCTAGGCACTTTACAGAATATTTCAATCATCTTTAATTGAACATCAGCATCGTTCTTTAAATCTAGGCTGTCAAACTCTTGGTACTGTCCTAGAGTTATCTCGTTTAGTGTTGTAGGTATGTTTAATTTTACTTCCATAGTGTTGCGCTTATTAATATATAAACAATTTTATTTTATTTTAGTGACTAAGATACTGTATATTTCCCTCTGTTTGGGTTTTGTAGTTGAAAGCCTACAGCATAACGAACCGCATCTATTAAATGGTTCCAATTATCTATTGGCGTGTTAGACTTCTTTTCTAACCAGCTGTAGTTGTTTAACTCTTTAATTAAGTTAGTACTGTCTGGACTTACAATCAAGTCATAGTCTTGTAATAAGCTTATGCCGTATGTGATACTTCCCTGTCCTTTAATTGAAGGCCTTACATTGCACCCCTTAGCTTTTATCTCGCTTAGTAGTCTAGGCTCTGCGCTATCTCCAATAATTAACCCACCTCTAGCGTGCTTTATATTAAGCTCTGAAATCTGTGACGTTGTTAAGCGTTGCAAATAGAAACATTCTTTTAAGTATATTCTTTTATTAGTGCTATCAATGTTTACTTCTACTAGAGTTGAAGGGTCTGCAGCGAAACCATAATCTTGACCCCATACGCTTGTACCTATGTGTTTAAACTCCCCTATAGTCCAGTTGTCAAATATAACCCCTTCAGCTTTGTTTAGCCAAGCACCTAGTATTTGTTGTTTATACTTCTCAGGCCTTCTTAGCTTCATTTGCTCTATCTGGTCTAAGTAGCTTTGTGATAGGTTGTCTTTGTTGTCTAAGTAAGTTGTATGTATATAGGTTGTATTTTCTACTGT